GGGAATCGCCGGTCGTGCCAAGCCTGTCTTTGAACTTTCGGACATGGAGCGGTATTGCTATGACGTTTTGACTGAAGATTTGGAGCTTCTAGGCGTGTTATCGGTCACAGATAGGACTGCGATATACGACGCTGCGGTAAATCTTGCCGAGTTGCAGGACTTCCGGGCTCGGATAAAAGAGGTTGGCGACGATCCCGAGCGGCTTCCCGAGCGGCAATGGCTTACGATGCGAAAGGAAAAGGCCAGCCAGCAGCACCGGGCATGGATGCAAACGCTCGGTCTGACGCCGGTTGACCGAGCACGGGTGAGCGTGATCGAGAAGAAAGACAAGTCGAAGAGCCGCTGGGCTGATTTTATGCAGCCGAGCGACGAAGGGTTGCGGGTGGTATGACAAAAGGCAGGACTCAGGGCGCGAAAAGAACGCCAGAAGTTATTCGCGATTTGTTTCGCAGGTTAAACAAGGCGACCCCGCCCGCCGCGAAAAAGGACACAGCGGCAACAAATTCAAGGCGTGAACCAGTGGCCAACGCCCGAGATGACTCCGTCATGGCCGCACTGCTTCCGTCGGGAATGGACCCCCTCCGCCGGATGGCTGTATTGCATAATCAAGATCGTCTGACGCGCTAAAAACGCAAGAGGTAATCATCTAATGGCCGGAACCGTCACCACAACCGAGAGCACACACCGTCCAGTCAAGAGAGTTAAGTTCTCGTGGACATCATCGGCTGGAGGCGCGGCGGACGCGACGACCAGCAACACGTACAACGGGGAAGTCATTTCATTTGTGACAGATCCCGGAGCGACTGCGCCAACGGCGAGCTACGACATTACGATAACGGACGCCGACAGCGTTGACGTATTGGCCGGCGCGGGCGCGAATCGCCACACGTCCAACACCGAGTACGTACTCCAGGCGAGTCTTGGTGGGTGTGTTGACAGCACACTTACGCTCGCGGTGACGAATGCGGGCAACGCAAAAGACGGCGCGGCGTACGTGTACATTCGGTAGCCGGTTCGCCATGGACGACCGAGCACAGGTTGCAGTTGCCGTCGTGATATTAACGGCAATAATCAAAGCTATTCACCCAAGCGAGCCTCGGAATTAGGGCGATCAATTGAAATCGCCGTACGTCGACAGCGCGAGCAACTACGCGCGCTCTGTTGTCGATGGGTCGACGCCCGCCGGAGAACTGGCGCGGATGGCCTGCGAACGCCAACTGGCCGACCTAGAGCGGTGGGGAACCAAGCGTGGGAGAGGCGAATTCTATTTTGATGAAGCCGAGGCCCATCGCGTATGTCGATTCCTCTCGAATCTAAGACACGTGAAGGGCGAGTGGGCTAAGCGTCGCGAGACGATAAAGCTTGAGCCTTGGCAGTGCTTCCGGTCATCCACTATATTCGGTTGGCGACGGTCCACTGACCAGCGCAGGCGGTTCAGGACGGCTTACACCGAACTGCCGAGGAAGAACGCCAAGACGACGATAGCAGCCGGTGAGGGTCTGTACCTGCTGGTTGGCGACGGGGAGGCCGGGGCCGAAGTTTACTCGGCGGCTGTAGACTCAGAACAAGCCAGGATTTCATGGGGAATTGCCGCCCAGATGATCAAAGCCGACCCGGATCTAAGAGGCATGTTCGGTCTTCAAACGATGGCCCACGCGATTCTGGCTGGGTCTTCCACATTTAAGCCGCTGTCCAAAGACACCGGCGGACACGACGGGCTTTCGATCCACGGCGCCATCGTGGACGAACTACACGCGCATCCTACGCGGTCGATGTATGAAATTCTCGAAACCGGCACGGGTGCACGGGCTCAGCCGCTCATTGATTCGATAACGACGGCAGGGTCTAACCGGGCGGGAATCTGTTACGAGCAACGAAGCTACGTAAAGAAGATCCTGACGAAAGCGGCTATCGATGAAACGTATTTCGGGACTATATACACGATAGACGAAGGCGACGATTGGACCTGCCCTGATACGTGGGCGAAGGCCAATCCGAACTATGGCGTGTCAGTCAAGCCCGACGACCTTAACCGTAAGGCGCGGAAAGCGCTTGAGATGGCCAGCGCGCAGACCGGCTTCCTTACGAAGCACCTCTGTGTGTGGGTGTCTTCAGATAAAGCGTGGATGGATATGCGTCGATGGGACCAGCTTGGGGCCGACCTAAATATAGACGATTTCAAGGGGTGCCCGTGTTGGATCGGGGTTGACCTAGCGAGCAAGATAGACATGAGCGCGATCCGGGCCGTGTTCCGAAAAGGAAACAAAAACTACCTATTTCGATGGTGCTTTGTTCCGGAGGACACCGTCGAAGCGTCGACCAATTCGCAGTACAGGGGCTGGGTTAGCTCAGGGCGACTCGAAGCCACTGACGGCGCAGCCATGGATTTCGAGTTAATCAAAGATCGGCTTCGGCAGCTGGCTAGGACCTACAACGTTCAGGCGGTCGCGTTCGACCCGTTCCAGGCCCATCAAATGATGCAAGAGCTGACAGCGGAAGGCTTGCCGGTCATGGAGGTGCGACAAATAATTATGAATTTATCCGAGCCTATGAAGCAGCTAGAAGCCGAAGTCTATAGCGGACGGCTGGCCCACGAAGGCTGCCCTATGGACGCCTGGCAGATGTCGTCAGTCGTATCTAGACGAGATTCCAAGGATAACGTGTATCCGCGTAAAGAACGCGATGAAAACAAGATCGACCTTCCAGTGGCGACCATAATGGCTTACTCCGCGATGATCCGTTCGAAGGTCACAGAGCCAATCCGAATGGGCCAGCTTGCGTTCGCATGATGAAAATCCTGAACAGAATCAAGGCGGCCTCGGCAGCCCTTAGAGGCGTAGACCTAAGCGTGGCTCAGTTAGACCAAATAATTGACCTGGGTGATTTCGGGAAGCCGACTCCATCAGGCGTGTCTGTTTCTGAGTCTAACGGCGCCCGCTGCGCCACGGCTTACGCCTGCATCAACATCTTGTCGCGGGATAAATCCGCACTCCCGCTGAAGCTCTACGAGCGAAAGGCTGGTGGCGGTCGCGCGGAGGTGACCCAACACCCGGTAGCGCAGTGGATCAAGCGACCCAATCCGCTCATGACTTCGACCATATATAGGCGTAGAGGTTGGGCGTCCGTTCACACCTATGGGAACGACTACTCGGAGATCGTAAGGGATGGGCTGGGCGGCTTAACTACGTGGCCGCTCAACGCAGAGCGGATGAGGGTCCGCGTGACCGACGGCGTTAAGACGTTTGAATACACTCCGACCGGGGAAATCCAGCCGAGGAAGTTGACCTCCGATCAAGTGCTGCACAACTTCGGGCTATCGTTTGATGGATTCTCGGGAGTCTCGCCTATACGCTGGAACATGGATGCCTTCGGCTCGACCATAGCCCTAAACGAGTACGGGGCGTCCTACTTCACTAGCCCCCAGCCGAAAACGATCCTAACGCACCCTACGGGCTTCGACACAGAAGACGACAAAACCGAGTTCGTAAACAGCTGGAACAAGCAGTTCATGGGAAAGAGGGGGCTGGCTACAGTCGCCGTGCTGCCGCGCGGAATGGACGTAGCTCAAACCCTTAAAATACCGAATAACGAAGCCCAGTTCATGGAGACCCAGCGATGGAATAAGGAAGTCCTGGCTCAAGTGTTCCTGGTCCCGCTACACAGGCTGAACGGGCTGGATCGGGCTACGTTTTCCAATATCGAACACCAGGCCCTTGAGTATCTGCAATACACGCTGATGCCCGACCTCGTGAGCATGGAGCAGGCGATAGAAGCGGCGTTTTTGACGCCGGATGAGCGAACCCAATATTACGTCAAACACAACGTAGACGCCCTGCTTCGCGGTGATTTCAAAACGCGAATGGAAGGGTTGTCGATAGCTGTTCACGGCGGAATGAACACAGTGAACGAAGCTCGTGCGCGGCTTGATCTTGAGTCCGTACCTGGCGGCGATGAATCGCTAGTACCACTCAACCTGGGGCCGCTTAGCACGATGACCGGAGAACCTAAAGCGGAGCCCGAAGAAGAAGAAGACGAGGACCAAGTACAAGAGAATATGGCCGCCGGGTTGACGCCGGCTGAAGTAAGGGGATCGATCGGCCGACGGGACACCACCCAGCGCTACGCGGGGCCGATTGAGTCGGTATACGCAAGGATTTTACAGCAGGACGCCAAGGCCATACGGGCTGTCTCCCCTCAGGTTCTTAGCCGGACAGCGGAATCGTTCGCAGAATGGCTTGGCAAATACACGCAGGCCCAGAACGAGAAAGTAGCCGCGGCTCTCAAGCCTCAGTTTCTCGCTCTTGCCGTCGACATAGCTTCACAGTCGGCGCTCGAAATAGGGCTAGACACAGCGGGCGATGTGGCTCAGTCCGTAGATGACTACGCGACTATAGCGGCTCGGAACTGGGGCCGATCGACCACCAACCAGTTGTCGATCGTCGCACTCAAAGCCGAGCAAGCCGGCGAAAATGTGGCCGAAGCAATCGAGGACCGGCTGGTTAATTGGGAGGACGGCGGAGCCGGTCGGTCCCGGTCGGAGCGCTGGGGTCAACGCGAAGCATTCCTGCTGTCCAATATCACCTCGAGGGAGACCTTTAGTGCTAACGGCTACGGGCTGGTCTGGGTCACGTTCGGGAGAAGCTGCCCGTTCTGCAGCGCCATGCGAGGAAAGAGGGTCACAAAGGGCCAGCAGTTTTTAGGCAAAACCGACTTCAATCCATCCGGGGCGAAAGGGCCTCTGAAGATCAAACGAAACCTGATGAATCCGCCCTTGCACAAGGGCTGCAACTGCATGTTAGTCCCGGGGTAAATTATGAACACCTTAGAAGAGTATCGCGCTACTCGCGCCCGTTGCAAAGTCGGCCAGGACGACGCCGACTGCCTAACCATATCTGGTCTCGGCGCATCTTTCAATAATTGGTATCCAGTGCATGGATTTAAGGAGCGCGTCGCGCCTGGCGCGTTCAGCAAAACGCTAGCGGAAAACCCTGACATTCTGGGCATGTTTAACCACGATCCAGGATTCCTGCTGGGCCGCACCAAATCAGGAACGATGGACGTTGACGAGACCCCCGGAGGGCTCGAATACGTCATAAGAGTGCACCCGGACGTCAGCCGCTCGAAGGACGTAGTCTTGATGATTGAGCGTGGCGACGTCGACGGATCTTCAATGGCCTTCACCGTCCACCAGGAGGACTGGGAGGAAAAGAACGGCCGCCCTACCCACCGGACGATTAAAGAAATCGCGCTAATCGAGACCGGCCCGGTCGTGATGCCTGCTTCTAGACACACATCGGCGAAGGTTCAACGGTCAATAAGCGATTCAGGAATTGACTGGGACGCCATTACGGAGGCCCTGGTTATCAGGCGAGCAGGTTTTGCGTTAACAATGACGCAAGATGACCTGGTTGCGCAGAGCATCAAGAAGCTTGAAGCCTTGTCCGAGCCGGAACCCCGCGAGGAAATCCACTCAGGCAACAGCACTGCGCGTATAAGCGCAGCCGCGTGGGCTTTACGTCGAAGAGCAGTCTTATCTGTTTTGTAAGGATTTGGAGACATTAAAAAATGACAAGGAATACAGTGGAATCGCGCCTGCGGGCGCTTGCAGCCGAAGGCGATGCGATATACAAATCTGTCGACGCAGACAAAACGCGGGAGAGCCTGACCGAAGAAGAGGGCAAGCGCATAGCTCAGATCGGAGTCGAGATGACGCAGGGCGAAAACGACCTGGATGCAATCGACAGGCGTTCCGGCTTCGAGGGGCGAGTCAAGGCCCTCAAAACCCCCTCCCACGTTCCGGTCGACGCTAACACCGAGCCCGTCGCGGCACAGGCCGAGAGCCGGGACGACTTCAACTCCTGGCCGGTCGAGGAGGCCGCCCAGTTTTACCAGATAGTCCACTCCATGGACACTACAAGGCAGCTTCCTGGTAACGTCCACGCGGACTACAGGTCGCTCTATGAGAAGCGCGCGCCTACCGGCCAAGGCAATCTAATTGACAGCGAAGGCGGCTTCCTCGTTCCTACTAGCATTTCGGACACGATCCTACAGCACCAGATCACGCAAGGGCAAATCGTTTCCCGTACCCAAGGCGTGCCCATTTCGGTGGGTAACACGACAAGCTGGAACGCTATAGTGGGCAGCGACCGGTCGACGGCTGCTGGTCGATTTGGCGGCATCCGTGCATACAGAACCGCAGAGGCTGGCTCGTTCACTGGAAGCCAGGCGGCGTTCGAGCGCGTCGCGTTGCAACTGAAGAAGCTGACGGCGCTTGTTTACCTTACCGACGAGAACATCGAAGACGCATCGCAGGTTGCGAGTATAGTGAACGGCCTCGTCCCGCAGGCCATCACATATAAGATTGAGTCGGAAATGATGACGGGCGACGGCGTGGGGCAGATGGAGGGCATTCTGGAATCCGCTTCGCTTGTCAGCGTAGCTAAAGAATCCGGACAGGTGGCCGATACGGTTCTCTACGAAAACGTCATCAACATGTATGCACGCCTCCACGCTGCAAGCCGGTCTAATTCGGTGTGGCTCATCAATCAGGACATAGAACCGCAGCTTAACGCCATGTCCCTCGCTGTGGGCACGGGCGGCGTTCCGGTTTATATGCCTGCGGGCGGTCTCTCTGCATCGCCCAACGCGACGCTGATGGGGCGTCCAGTGATCGCGGTGGAGCATGCGTCGACGTTGGGCGATAAGGGTGATATTTTGCTAGCGGACCTCTCGCAGTATCTGTACGCGACAAAGGGCGGGATTAAGTCGGCCCAGAGCATGCACGTGAACTTCACCAAAGAAGAGACTGCATTCCGCTTCTCTCTTCGCAACGACGGTAAATCGTGGTGGAAAAGCGCCATCACCCCTGTAAACGGCTCCAACACCCAATCACCGTTCGTAACCCTAGACGCGCGCGCGTAGAGGCGCAGAGACATAGAGACAGAAGGAAAACAATGAGCACAATTTCAGAAAACATTCACATAATCCCGTTAGCTTTGGCGCCGGATGCCGACCGCTACAACACAGATCCAACCACGGACTGGATCAAATGCGATGGAACGGTCTGCTTCGTTATAGCGGAGGGCGCTGGCGGGACCGGGACGGCCATCGTAACGCTATCCAATGCCACAACGAACACCGGGACCAGCACCGCGGACATCGCCTTCCGTTATCGTTTGCTAACGACGGCGGGCGGCCTTGACACCTGGGGCGCATGGCAGACAGCGACGGCCTCGGGCGTAACACCCGCGGCGGGCGCCGCAAAGGCGACCCTCGTGGAAGTTTACCGCGACGAACTAACGGAAGGTTTCGACTACGTTAGCCTCACCTTAACCGAGTCCGCCGATTCCCCGGTTGACGCAGCCGTCTTCGCCCTTGTCGACCAGAGTCGAAAAGGCGTATCGCCCACCACCGTAATCTAAGCAAATCGTCAGGCGGGCCGGCCTTCGGGTCGGCTCGCCGCGAAGAAAAGGAACACATTTATGCCCCAGACAGATGTAACGTCGGATTGGTCAAACGGCAATCTGACGTTTAAAGACGGCAGCGGAACGCAGGTTGCGGCTATTGCGCCGGAGGGTATCGAATTGGCCGTCGCGGGAACTGCAATCACCGCAACGGCTGCTGACCTTAACGCCTCATCGGCGGCGGTCGGATCGATTACAGTGGTCGCGGCCAACGCGGCATCCAACACGATTGACGTAGTCATTACCGTTCTTGACCCCGATGGAACGGCGATCACCTCGCCTGTCCCTATCGACGTATGGCTATCGGATCTCGCTACGGGTGTTGGCGGCTCAGCCCACACCCACTCGACCGGGCCGGCCTTCCAAGTGGGCGACCTCGTGGCCACTCACGTTTCGACTGACCATTTCAAGGTTCTCACGACGGCGGCGGGCACTTGCACACTTCGCCTGGTAGACACCGCTAACGAAGACGTAACAGTGAACGCCGCACTGGGAACCGTTCGCGGGTCCGACACTACGGTGACTGCTGACTGGTCCGCCTAAAAATGGAAACCCTTGGCAATCGTCTCGACCGGGCACGTAAAGCGGTTGAGACTTTGGCTTTCGATCTGAGGTCCGCTGAGCTCCGCGGGCCTCAGATTGAACCTCCCGGTAACAAACCAAAACGAAAGAAGCGCAAGCATGTCAAGCCACGAGACGTTCAACCTTAACGCCGGCTCGCGTTGGCCGGGGCAGGATCAGGTTCTAAAGTTTGCAAAGGCGGCGAACGATAACGTGGCCACCGTTACACTGGACCGAAAATCAAAGGTCGGAACAATTGTTTTCGGCAGGGACGTTACGCAGTCCGCCGCCGATGATTTAGTGGTGGCGATCAACGCCAATCGGTCAAACTGGAGCCCCGACAAGCTATATGAGCGGGCGCGGCTGATCAGCATTGTCGATAGCCTGTCAAGCATAAGCGACCTGAAGGCGTTCCTTAAGAAGTTGATCAAGCACATCACAGAGGGGGATCGCATAACGTGAGCTCGACATCTCTTAGCGGACTGCTGACCCAGACATCCTTCACGGCGACAGCAGCCAATCCATCTCTTAGCGGACTGCTGGCCCAGACATCCTTCACCGCGACAGCAGCCAATCCAAGTCTTAGCGGACTGCTGGCCCAGACATCCTTCACGGCGAAGTCATGAGCGCGGTAAACCAACACTTCCACCTTGACGTAGGTGAAGACCGGACTATTTCATTCACCGTGACTTCCGACGGCACGACGGCTATTAACATCACGGCCTACACAATAGCCTGGAAGCTCTATACGCACCCCATGGCTAGCTCAGCGGCCCTCACTGTCGCAGGGGTGATCACGGACGCGGCCAACGGGGTATGCACGGTTACGGTTGCCGACACCGACACGGATTCGTTAGAGCCGCGGGTATATTGGCACCAACTCAAAGTGACTGACGGATCAGCTAACGAGAGTGTGGTTTCACGCGGTAACGTCACGCTGAAGCCGGCAAAGACATGAGCAGAAGCACAACCGTAACGGCTGCCGCGCACGAGCCGCTATTGCTAGACGAGTTAAAGGATCACCTCGCCATCGAGCGCGACGACACAGCTGAAGATTTGCGGCTCTGGTCGATCATCCGGGCCGCGCGGGCTCGGTGCGAGACGTTCACTGGCAGATACTTGATCGAGCGAACGGTGGATGAATCGTTCGACGCCTTTCCCGGCGGGTCAGATAGCCTTGTGCTTTCCGGGGGGCGTCTTCAGTCCGTAACGTCAATCACTTATACCGACTCCGGTGACACGTCAACGGTGGTAGCCACGACTGTATATGAGGCCAACGCAGCACCCGAGCCGGGACGCGTCGCATTGAAGTACGCCCAGTCCTGGCCCGCCGTAACACTGAAGACCATAAATGGCGTAGTGGTGAGGCACTTATCGGGCTTAGGCACCGCGGACGAAATCCCGGACAGTATCAAAGCCGGCCTGCTCCTGGAATGCGCCGACGCATATCGCAATGCTCAAGGTGAAGAGTTCTCCATAGGTGGGTCAAGAGTGGAGATGAGCCGAACGTCGTTTAACCTTTGGTGGCCGTATAGGATCGTGCGAGCGTAATGCCTACACTCGGCCAGCTAGATGAGCGGATCACGATCAAGAGCGCTACCGAGGTTTTCAACGCCCTGAACGAGCCAACGCTAACGTGGGCCTCTCACATGACCGCATGGGCGCGAGTTATGCCCCTATCTGGACTTGAAGCGCTAGACCGGGGGGTGAGGAACGCCGAGGCCACCTACCGGGTCTTTATACTTCATCGCGCAGACAAGGAAGCCGATGTGGGGATGCGTATATTTTGGACGCCGCGACATGGCCGGGTCGCGACAGAGAAAACACTGGACGTGGTATACGTCCGGCGTGTAACAGGCCACTTGCAGTTCTCGGAGCTGCTGTGCAAGGACCACACGTAATATGCTCAGAGTAGAAAACCTAGACGAGGTAATTCGAGGCCTGGACGAAGCCGCGGGAAAAGGGCTATTGGAGGCTGTTGCACGCGCTGCAGGGCTAGAAGCGGACAAGTCCGCCGCGCTGGCTCGGTCCATCGCTCCGGTCGATACAGGAGACTACAAAAGCCGGATTGGATCTGGGCGGCTTCCTGTCAAAACAGGAACCAAGATCCCGGCTGGTGCGTGGTTCGGAGTCGTTAGCGATAAGACCAAGCGCGGCGATATTAAAACGAACGTGATTGAATATGGCCGCAAGGACGGCGACGGGGGGCTTCAGGGATTTCACCAGGCGCGTAAGCGCGCGGCTCGCGCCGCTCCAGAGAAGATGCGGGCCGCCGTCCGTAATTATCTAAAAACAATATAGAAGAACATGGCAGCAGAACAATCATTGGTAGCTCAGCTTCTAGCCACAGGCGGCTTTACGTCGCTAGTCGGGACAAGCCCTACTCGGCTTTACCCCGTAAAGAAAGACGCTGGATCGGCACCGGCCCTGCCCTACGTCATATATACGCGATTCCCTGGCGCCGGCCCCATACGAACAATGGGCGGCGGCGGATCCAAAGAGTCGGATTTTACGTTTGAAATTTACGCTGAAACGTACACCAGCGCCCAGGCTGTAGCAGCCCAGGTCGAAGTGGCTCTCGATTGGTTTAGTGGCGCCTCCGGGGGCACGACCGTGCTGCACACGGAGCTGGAAGGAACCACAGACATTACCCTGGCCGAACAGGGCGTGTTTCTGCGGACCATGGATTTCAGGGTAGTGGCGGTGGAGTAATGGCGGAATTGGTGTTGACCGATCTAGCGATGATTTATGGTGATGACATATTCAGCGGGCAGCTTCAGTCGGCCTCGCTTGAGCTAGGCCGCGAAGTGGTTGGAAACACGGACATAACCGGGACAACTCGAACGTTTGCATCAGGAAAGAAAACGGCTCATTTCTCCGGGTCGGGGAAATGGATAGCCTCGGGCCAGGATGTGGACGGAACCTGGAACGACATGACGACCGCTGGAAACATGATGACGGTCGTCCCGGGTGGGCTGACCCTGGCTGATCACAATGTGTCCTACTCCATGCTCGCACTACCCACCAATTACTCAACGGGCGGCAGCGTCGGTGACGTGCTTCCTTTCTCTGTTTCGCTCACCGCGATCGGAAACGTGTACAGGGGGCAGCATCACCTGTCCGGGACCTCCTCGGGCTATATATTCGGGGGCGCTACCCAGATTGGCGCCCCGGGCGCCTCAGACGTTGTTTTCGCGCTGGTACACGCCACCGCATTTACCGGGACGAACTACCAAATAATCATCCAGTCGTCGGATAATGCGTTCACCGGCTTCGGTAACACACTCGTAGGCTCCTCTAATGCCGGAGAGTACCAGCTGGCTATATTCGCGGGAGGCGACACCGATGACTGGTGGCGCATCGCGGTAATCGGAACCTTCTCAAGTATCACAGTCGAAGCCTACCTGGGCCTGCAGTCGGCATGAAGAGGATCACAAATGAGTGAATTTATTCTGAAGGACTTGAAGCTGCTCTGGGGGAGCTACGATTTCGCGGCGCAATTCCAGAGTACCCAATTCTCGATTAGCCAGGAGGCCCCAGACGCTACGTCGTTCGGGTCCACGTCCCGAGTTGTAGCCCCTGGCGGGCTGTGGCAGTCGACCTGGTCTGGAACAGGCAAGGTTGAGTACGGAACCAGCACCGTAGACGAACAATTCGGCGCGCTAAGTGCTACCGATAAGCTCGTAACGGTATCCCCGGAGGGGCTAACTTTAACCAATACGAGCTACTCTATAAACACCATCCAGTCAGCGTATACGCCCATTCAAGGCAGCCCCGGCGACCTGCTCACGTTTAACATTGAGGCCATGGCGCGGGATCCGACCTATCGCGGCCAGCTAAACCTCACGGGCGCCCATTCGTCGATCACTACAGGAGCGGGAATCCAGCTTGGCGCCCCGTCCGCTGTTCAAGTGTGTTTCATCGCGGCCCACGTCACTGCGTTTAACGGAACCAACTGCACAATAAAACTTCAGTCGGACGACAACTCCGGGATGTCGACCGCGACCGATCGCGTCACGCTCACCCAGTTTACAGCCATCGGCTCGGAGCTGGGAACGGTGGCGGGCTCGATCACCGACGACTACTGGGCGGTGGATCTGTCTGGAACGTTTACGTCCGTAACCGTACAGTGCTTCATGGGACTACAGACGGTCTGACTATCTACCACCTGAGGGTTAAAACGCGCGCGGGGGCGCGTGCTTAGGTGGCATGCATATAACCAGCGGAAGGGGATCAATGTTATGAGGTAAAAATTTTATGGCTGAAGTCGTGTTTACTGATGGAACCATACTTTTCAATTCTGTAGACCTGTCCGATCGTGTGGTCTCAGCGACGCTCAATCTGGGGGTGGAAACCCCGGATAACACGTCCATGGGTAACACAACTCGCACAGTTGGCGCTGGGGGCCTACAGACCCGCTCGCTATCGCTAACGTTACTCCAAGATTTCGCTTCTAGTAAGACCGATGCGACGATCTGGTCAGCTTTCAATGGAGGCGCCGCAATAGCTTGCAACTACAAAGCGACTTCCGCGTCAACGGCGGCCACCAACCCGGATTACCAAGGCTCGTATATCGTGTCGGCCTATACGCCAATCCAGGGGAGCGTGGGCGACATGGCAATCGCAAACGTTGAGCTACAGCCAACCGGAGCCATTACCAGAGCTGTCGCGTAAGAGCCAGCGCAACCCGCCACCCGGCGACCAATTGGACCGGGTGGCGGCTGAATCGATAAGGGGGGGGAAGATGAATAGAAACGCTATCGTCAGGGCAAGCAAGAGCCGCGGAAAACTGGTGACCATTCCTGAGTGGGGGGGGGTCAAGGTGAAGCTTCGCCCCATGTCCGTACAGCGCGTACAGGATTTCAGGGCCGAGGTCAACACCGCCGAGAAATCAGAAGACCCAGACAGGGCCATCGGTCGAGTTATGGCTATCGGCTTTATGTCTATCGTCGCCGATCCATCGACAGGTGACCTCGAGTGGGATTTAGACAATCCAGAAGACCTGGCCGAGGTCATGACCCTCGACGGCGACGTGGTCTCCAGGGTCATTAATCAGTCGTTCTCAGGGAACGTCGAAGAGACTAAAAAAAAATACAAGCCGGCCACGCAGAGTCCGACGTCTGGGCGCTCGCCTGCCGCTTGAACCTGTCGCCGGCTGACGTCCGGGCGATGGATTACGACGATTTTGTAGGGGTGACATTGATGCTCCAGCATGCAGACAAGAAAACACAGGGTGGCCCAGGGTCAACGGTCGAAAACTCGAAGAACCCCAAGCTGCACGCGCGACTGAAGATGCTTCGCGAAAACGGCACAATCACAGAGCAATAACCTATGTCACTCAAGGGAATCATCGTTAAGATCGGAGCGAATGTATCGGGGCTCAAAGAGGGCGTTGGAGACGCTAAGAAAGAGCTTAAAGGGCTGTCGGAAAGCGCAGGAAAGACATCAGGCGCGCTAAAGGGGATCGGCTCATCGTCCGGCATCGCCGGCGGCGCGCTTAAATCATTTGGGCCAATGCTGGCTGCCACGCTCAGCGTCGGCGCGGCTGTCGGTTTCGGCAAGGCTGTATTCACTGCGTTCTCGGATTTCGAGGCCGGGATGTCTGCGGTTCAGGCCAAACTTTCAGACGCGGACCCGTTAAAAATGCAAGAGCTGACCGCGCAGGCGACGTTGCTTGGCGGTACCACTAAGTTTTCTGCGTCCGAGGCTGCCGGCGCGATGGAAGCGCTAGCCACCGCAGGCTTCAGCGCAGCTGAGGTTATGGCTTCGATGCCGAGCGTCCTAAGCCTTGCGGCGGCGGGGGGGATAGGGCTTGGGCAAGCCGCGGATCAGGCCGCCGGGTTAATCCGCGGCTTCGGTCTAGATGCGTCTCAAGCCGGAATGGTGGCTGACACCTTAGCCTTTACCGCGGGCTCGGCTAAAACGAACATAGGGGAGCTGGGTGCGGCGTTCACAATGGTCGCGGCGCCCGCGAAGGGCGCCGGGCTATCAATACAGGAGACCTCTTCAGTCCTAGGCGTATTGGCCAATAATATGATCGGCGGATCTATGGCCGGTACGGCCTTCAGGTCAATACTGCTGCGACTCCAAGCGCCCTCAAATGAGGCGTCCGAGGCGCTGAAAGCCATGGGCGTGGAGGTCACCGACTCTAGCGACAAGATGCGCCCATTCGCCGACATCATGGAAGACATAGCTGCTAGCGGCGCAACTACGAAGCAGCAGATCGCCCTATTCGGCCAGGAGGCATTTTCTGCCGGTAAGATCATCGTTGAAAACTCAGGTCAGTTGAGATCGTATGCAACTGAAATAACCGAAGCCGGCGGAGCCGCTAAAACCATGGCCGACACCATGGGGGATAATCTCAAAGGAAAAGTCAAGGGCTTGTCGTCCGCATGGGAGGGGCTGCTTATATCGATCGGCAAGGACGGAGGTTTCGGGGACATTGCATCCTCCGCTGTTGAGGCCCTGACAACGATGGTACGCGGCGCTACCGATGCCGTCTCGGCCATCGGCGCGGCATGGAATTCTGACGAAGGGTTGCTGGCCGGCGTGAAGGCCGCTATGGTCGGCATTAAGGATGAATTCATGAAGGGCTGGAACGAGGTGGTCGCCCTATTCGGCCCGATCGTAGACGAACTAGCAGAGCTATTTGGCGGCCCCGGCGGGGGAGTGCTGATGAAGGCGTGGGAGGACTTTTGGAAGTCACTGAAGCTTGTCGTCTCGGTCGTTTTTGATGCTGTGGTGATGGTGCTCAAGATAGCCCTGGGGCAGGTCAAAGCCGTTATTGAGATTGCAAATGGGATCATCAATGGGTCATGGGAACAGATATGGGCCGGGATGAAGTCCATGGTTGAAGGGCAGCTGAATGCGGTTTTGGCGTTTGTCGAAGGCGCTGTCACGGCCATCGGTGAGTTCTTTGGCGTAGACCTCAGTGGCATGGTTCAGAAAGCATCGTTGTCGATGGACGACTTCGAGACGGCGTCGAAAAACGTAGCTGAAGAGGTGAGAGTAACCACCCCCGCGGTCAAGAGCTTGACCGCGCAAATGGAATCACTCGGCACGGAGAGCGGAACGACGGGGGGCAAGGTCGGAGAGGTCGCGAAAGCGGTAAAGGATCTCAAGGCCGACTCGCGCCCGGAGTACCTGAAGGATTTGCAAGACGAGCTCTTCGACGTTGCGGCGCAGGCGGTCTTGACATCTGAAGATATAGCGTTAGCCACTGGCTCGTGGGGCGATTTCATCGCGGTGGCGCCACCGCCCCCTGCTGTCAATCAAGGGCTTATTGACCTGGCCGACGTGACAGGGAAGGCAGACACTGCGCTAGTCGGCCTGACCGAGCAGTTAGCGCTAGAACTACCGGCCCCGCCGGCGGAAGCCGCTAAGGAGGCTTTTGATGGCCTGCGGGTGGCGGCCTCAAGCATCGTGGATTCAATCCTTACTGGGGATTTCTCTATTTCCGGCGCGATTGCGACCCTGAAGCCGGTACTGGCGACTTTCGCGGTAGAAACCCTAGCCCAGTTCGGAGACATCGGAGAGGCGGCCGGCAGTATAGTCACTGGACTCATATCGGGCGACCTATCGCTAAAGGGCGCACTTCAGTCGCTGGCCCCTGTTATTGACAAACTTATTGCTCAATTCGTAACGTGGTCAGCCGAGGCGACAGGGCTGGGTGATAAGATAGGGAAACTCGGAGGGCTAGGGGGGAGCGCCCCATCCAAGGCCCCTGTTCCCGGTGTCCCTGGTGGCGGTGGCGGGTGGGGCGGCGCTGCCGGAACCGCTTCGGGGGATGCAGGGGGGGCAGCCGCCAGCGGTGCCTCAACTGCCGGCGGGTTTGCCTCCGGCCCGATCACCGGACTTGTCAGCGCCGTAGCGAACGTCGCCACTGCCGTTTCGAGCATTATAGGCAACTTCCAAATGGCGGAGATGACAAACAAACTGAAGGCGGTCGAGCATAACACAAGATTTACGATGCAGTACGTGGGCGCGCGCCAAGACGGTGGACTGGTTACGTCGAATTTGAAGATCCTGGAGTGGACGCAGTACGGGGTAGGCGCTACGGCTCAAGTGAATGAGTCGTTGTGGGCCATCCGCCCGAGCGTCGACCGGGTCGCCGTATCGACCAGCTACATCGTGACGAACACAGACGACATGAAATCTACTCTCTGGGACATCCGCGGCGCTATCCGCGACCTAAAGCCGGGCAATGAAGCCCAGATGCCGGCAGCTCCAGCGCCAGACCCAGTGCAACAGGTCCAAGAGAAGGACAATGGCGGCGGCAAGCGAAGCAGGCCCAATAGATTGCCGCGCAACTCAGAGCGGCGTAGGTAATGGCTGAACTGACGGTTAAATACAACGGCTCGACGCGCGAGCCGCTGTTTGATGAGTCGTCGTGGGAGTTCACTTTGGGCGGCGAATCGCAAGGCTCGTTCACGTGGACGGCCACATCTGCCACTGACGTGCTAACCGACAAGACCGTGCAGGTGCTCGAAGGCGCTGCTGTGGTTTTTGAGGGGCGCATCGTTAAAGTAACTAGGGAGGTCCGCGGACTTGATGGCGCTAACTTTTTCTGCGTAGCGGAGGTCCGCGGGCTTGAGTGGTATCTAGACAACCACACGCCTTTGATCAATCGCGGATTCCCGTCGCGGAATAATCGTGAGATTATCCAAGCCGTGATTTCAGACGCTGGAGACCCCGGCGGAATTACGGCCCTGGACGCCGACGTTGACGTCATCACAGGCGACGGCGAAGACATTCTGGCGGCCTACAAGGACGCCACCGTCCGACAGGTCCTGGACGACTTATCCCTACGCACCGGCGCCTGGTGGCGTGTAGACCACGCAGATAAGGGTTTGCACTTTTTCGCGACCCCATCGGTCAACGATGCGGCTTTTGACGTAGACGACGGGGGAGCAGGTGGAACCGACGATGTTCGGAACCTATCCGTCGGGAACACATCGCACAAACCTCTTGAGAGAGTGATCGTTCACGGCGCTGTCAACGACGAGACAGGGCTCATGGTTGAGGGCTCATCTGGAACGGCGGTGAGCTACACGTCCATGTTCAGTTTTCCGTGGGTGACCGACGCCCTTCAGGCTGCAGCGTATGCGAAATCGTTGATTTCACTGCGCGGCGATCGTCGGATTTTCAGTTACCAAACAACCGATGACGACCTAGTGGTGGGACAGCTGCAAAACATAACAGACAGTGGTTATGGGATCACCGCGGAAGACGCGCTCATATCACGCATTTCGACCGGATTTGAGCGTCCAGGCGTTCAGCTCTATTCGGTTGACGCTGGCGACCCGAGGCCCACGGTCGAGCAGTACGCGCGCCAACTCGAGGCAGCGAATGACCGCAACCAGGATCTGCTGGACGTGGTGACAGGGATCGAATTTGACGGAACAAACGACCATATCGTAGGCTACTCCACTGCTTTTGCCGACCTGCTGGCGACAAGTCCGTACGTATTCTCGATTTCCGGCTGGGTTCTCTTCAATTCATTCGCCGCGGAGTCGTGCCTGGCTCAGACCGATTACCTTGATCCCAGCGGCGGGCCGGCCGCAGACACTGACGGATGGGCCATTACGGTCACCACGGCAGGCAAAATCCGTTTTCGAGCGGCCAACGCATCGACAGAAACCGACATCACGACAACTAACGCCGCGTTCACGGCGGGCGAAATACACCATTTCGTGATCGTCTTCAGACAATCCACGGCCTTGTTGTCGACCCAGACGGAGGTCTATATTGACGGGGGTAGCGACATGTCCGTCACGGGCACGAAGGGCAGTGGAACGGTTGACGCCGACAATGGCTACTTAGATATCGGCGCGGCGTCATCGGGCGGAGACCCTATGGACGGGTGGATCTACAAGGTCGTATTAACCAACGCCGCGATCTCATCCAGCGAGGCGGCGGGGATGTACGCCGCAGGGATAACCGGCGATAACACGACGGGCCTATTTAACGAGCTCATTTATCTCGTGTGCGACGACCTGGCAGATGGAGTAGACGTGGTGACGGTTGACGACACGAGCGGAAATGGCGACGATTTTACAGCTAATTTGGGGCCAGTACACAAAGACCGAGGGCTCCCCAAAAACATATAACAAACCAGGCCCCCGCCGCGGGGCCAACGACTAGGGGCGCCCACCCCTACCCGCGCGAACCCTCCTCCTTCCCCGCGCGGAGGGCGCCCCGTCCAATAACAAAAAAGGAGTACACTGAAGAGAGAATGCCTGCACCAACTTATCCAACCGTTCCCGACCAATGGAAATCCCCGTTCGGACCCTACCGCCAAGCGCCAGTTGAGAGCGGCGGTGAGTGGTGGTACGTGAACCCGTTCACCACCGAGGCGCCGTGGGCGCTGGAGGAGCCGGAAGTGAGCACGCCTGAAGGCTTCGCCGAAATCTTCGGACCGGCTCCCGACTCCAATGACTTTCACGAAGAAACCAATCCATCGTTGGCTTTTCGTATAGCCAAGACCGCGTACGAGCAGGATCTAAAGTATTTTGTTCGCGCGGGCGTCCCTGAATTCGTCTCGCCCTACCTGCTGGAATTGACCCAACAGACGACCGAGGCGTGGGGCATGGGCCGCGCGAGCTTTTACGAAGGGCGATACGGGTGGATGGCCTATTTCGGCGACGTCCCACTCCCCCATTATGAGTCTGTTTCGATCCACACGCTCGTCAATACGCCCCACTTAATCGTGGCCAAATACCAATCCGACATGGTGAGCAACGGCTATGTCATCCCCGTTATCGATCGCCACCCGTTCACGCCCCCTCACTTGTTCGGGGACGTCGATCAATCGTGATCGGCGCCCTGCTGTTTTTTTTGACGTTGACCGTGGCTCAGGCGCGGGTTACTGCTGACTGCTCGCGGCAGGCTGAAATGCCTGCCGCGGTGGGCGCGCAGGTTAGCCAGAGTTACGACCTATTAACATGCTGGCTTATGAACTCAGGGTCGGACCCGGTTGATGTTACCCTAGACCAGCTCTCATTGGCGCTCGTCGCACAAGGCGTGATGGTCGCTGACCCAGGAGCCGCGCTGTTGAACTTCCGTGAGGTGACGCGCAAGGGCGCAAGGGCTACGATTGTAAGGGTAGTTAAGAGGGTCGGGTTTGCCGTTAGTGAATACGCCGCGCCTGTTGGGGCGGCTCTATTGGGCTCAGGTCCATGGGTGGCCGCCGCATGGGTGATAGGCGATCGCCTCGTTCGTGATTCGCTGCAAGCGGCAGAGGCCAGAATCCCGCAAGAGGCTACGGTTTCAGCCCTTTCCAGCCCTAGTGAATTCACCTTGAAGCCCGGTCAGATAGGGGTTATGAGGGTCTTGGTAGTCGGGGGAGCGAGCAAACCTACTGCACACGCATCCATACACACCTGGTCTGACTCCATGGAGATCGAAGGGGAGTGAAGTATTCAAGCGGCCACAAATACCAACTCCTCGAGCGGTGGACGGAAGAGACGGGAATAGCCTCGCCCACTGACTCGTCCCACGGGCAGTTCCTGTCGCTGACAGCCGGCGGCACATTGTCAATTGAGGCCGGTTACGCATGGGATGGACCGTCAGGGCCCGCGGTCGACACTCCCACGTTCATGGTTGCTTCGCTGGTCCATGACGCGTTATATCAAATGATCCGCCACGGCCAGCTCTCGGCATCGGCTCGCGCCCAGGCCGACTGGACGCTCTACACGGTCGCTAGGCGATCGGGAATGCCTCAGTGGCGCGCCCTTTACTGCCTTGTTGCCGTGAGACTGTTCGCCGCGGCGGCGGCTGGTAGCGGCTCGATACGCCGGACAAACGAGGCTCAGTAATTGAGGCGAATTGTTATATGGATACCGATCGCGATGCTTTATTGCTTGCCGATTGCCGAGTCAATGCCACTGAAAAAAGGAGTGCAAGTCATGGATAATGAGCGGTTCGAGTGGATAATGGCGCGGACGCTAGAGGCCGAGGGCGGCTTGGCCGACGACCCAGTCGACCCTGGGGGTGCGACAAAGTGGGGCATATCCAGTCGCTACCATCCGGAGGAGTTCAAGGGGATTCAGTCATGGAGTGACGCTAAATCGTTTTACCGAGTCAAGTATTACAACGTCAAGATTTACGAAACTCCCGATATGCCGCTGGTGGTCGCAACGAAGTTATTTCTGTTCGCTATAAACGTAAGCGAACGCCAAGCGCTGATTGAGCTGCAAGAGGCGTTAGGCTTCTGTGGTCATCAGGTTTCCATTGACGGCGAATTCGGGCCAGAGACTCGCCGGGCTATCAGGTATACCGACCCCCGGCAGCTAGAGTCGAGCCTGGCGGCTAAAATGTGGGGATATTACCTTGAGCGGATCGCGCGCAACCCCGCCAAGGCCAAGTTTGCGGCCGGATGGAAGAAGCGACTAAGGGCTTGAATGAAATGTCCACCGAAAAAGAAGACCTGCTAATCGAAATGGTGAGGGAGATGCGCGAGGATCTAGCCTCTCTACTTCCACGGGTCGCCGTAATCGAAGCCCAGATCGCTATATACATTCGGGTTGCCGGAGTCTTTGGAGCCCTGGGAGGAGCCCTAGCGTCATGGGGTGTCTCTTACATCCAAGGGGGCGCGGCGAGTTGAAAACAGTTACAATGGAGGAGGGCGTAGTGCTGAACGTGGGCTCAGGCCCTCAGATATATCGCAAACGCCGCGAAATTTGGATACAGATCAGTAAAGAAGACGCGCCTGTCATCGTCAGGCAGATCGACGGCCTGACCCCGAGCATCACCCCGAACTGTGGAATGGGGTGCTCGGTGAATCGGGCGGTTCGGCTCAGGGATTCTCTAAGCATTGCAATCGACGAGGCGCGACTACTAACCCATGCAAAAGAACTGTGAGTGGTGCAAGAGCGATTTCGAGGCGGCATGCAGTAAAGTCAAGACCTGTTGCCGCAAGCACGGCTACCTGCTCCGCGATCAAGGCGCGGCGAACATCGCCAAGCCTATAAGCGGTGAACCCTCTAGCCGGCTGTCCGAGTCAGGCGACGAGCGGACTCAGGACGCCGTGCTGTCTACCGAAGTAAAGACGCTAGATGAGCTGGTCGCGGCATGCGACATAGACACTGAAATCTGGGACATAGAGCGGTGGACCTGCGGAAAGTGGGATTTTGCCATCAAAGATGCATCTACCCAGGAGATGGTGGTCCGCCAGATGTTCAAAGTCCGTGCGACTATGCGGCGCAAAGTCGCGGTGATGAAAGCGCGTGATGAGATTGAGCGACTAGCCGCCAACTCCAGCAAGCAGTTTGCAGCCCCCCCCAAATACAAAACACGCCGGAAACCAAAGGGTTGTCTGTACGAGGAGTCGATCTACGACCCACATTTCGGTAAGCTCGCCTGGGGTGAGGAGACGGGACACCCTCCATATGACTTGGATATAGCCATCAAGCTCTATCGCGAGGCCTCAGAAACGCTGCTAAGCCGGGTTGCGGGCTATGACGTCGCACGGATTATGGTGCCGTGTGGTAATGATATGTTTCACATAGACGACCGCGACGGTGCGACCCACAGGGGAACGGCTATGGATTACGACTCAAGATTCGAGAAGATCTTCCAGCGAGGCTGTGACGCAGTTATCGAGAATATTTATAGATTGTCAGCAGTGGCCCCGGTCGACGTCGTGATGGTGAGGGGGAATCACGACACTATGGCCGCATGGCATCTAGGCCACGCGCTCGGGCTGGTGTTTCAAGGCCACAAGCACGTCACCGTCGACAACTCGCCGAAGCCTCGGAAGTATTACAAATTCGGCCGCTGCGGGTTCATGCTGACGCACGGCGACAAGGCCTCTCGGCGCGCCGGGTCCGGGTATTCTGCCTTGTTCGCGTCTGAGCAGCCGGAGATGTGGGCCTCCACGACTTACCGTGAGGCCCATATTGGACACTTCCACCGGGAGCAAGTGGTCCAGGACGTCGGTTTCACAGTGCGTACACTGCCCGCCCTGTGTCAGCCGGACGCATGGCACAGTGAGAACGGCTTCGTGGGCAACCCGCCTACCGCGATGGGGATGATATGGCATCCCGAAGAGGGCCGGGTCGCTACGGTTGAATGGCGTCCGCTTGCGGGCTAGCAAGCGGCCTACCTCCAGCGTGGCGCGCCCCAGGGCGCGCAAGATCCTCCAGTGACTCGCGATCGACCCACCAGGCAGTACCGCGTTTAACGGCCCACAACCGCCCGGACCAGATATGTTCGCGGATGGCCTTGACCTGTACGCCTAGGTACGCTGCTGCTTCTTTGACTGGCATCAGGTTACTCCGTGAACGCTAGCTCGGCTTGAGCCGACTGGTCGCCGTACGGCTTGGCCGTCTCCATATTCTTGACAGCTTGCCGGAAGTACGACTCCTTCAGCTCGACGCCAACCCCGCGCCGCCCGCCTGATACCGCCGCCCAAACCTCCGAGCCAACGCCCATAAACGGGGTGAACACGGTTTCACCAGGATTAGACCAAAGGGTTACCGCTCGGTCGATCACATCGAGTTGTAGCGGGTGGACGTGCTTTTCGTCTTCCTCGTCACGCGCCGCCTTGAATGGCAACACGCGGCCGAGTCGCACGTCATCCCAAAACGCGGATGCGTACTGACGCCAGATCCAGTGAGAATACCTGTTTTCGGTTTGCTCGCCTTCGTAGCCGCGATACCCCAGCACGGCGCTAGGGATCTCACGCTCTCCGGCGTATTCCATCAGCCCGCGCGGATGCTCAATCGCTACCTCGTTTTCGCCAGTCTTGCGAAATACGAGCAAGTAATCAGCCGAGGCGTTCGAGCATCGCGCGGAGTCGTCAACGATCGTCTTATGGGCTAGCGATTTCATCATCGTACGGTTGCGGACTCCTAGCGGCTCTTTCCAGACCGAGTAACGGGCGACGTATTGGAAGCCGTGCTTTTGGTGTAGGCGAATGATGTCTCCCGGGAAGTCGATCAAGGTATCCGTCCCGCTGTTGCCGGTCGGCACATCGGCACAATGAACGCAAGTCATCCGACCCGGCTTCGTGATCTCTGCGATCAATTCGACGACGAATTTGTAATGCTCAAAGAATTGATCGTAGTTGAGGCAGTTTGATAGATCGCGCTCACTCGACGAGTAAACGTACAGCCCGCCGAACGGTGGCGAATAGATCGAAAGATCGACGACCGCCTTGGGCCGTCGCAGTTGCTTCATCACCTCCATGCAGTCGCCGTGGTAGATTGCGTAATCGCCGTTGATGATTGGGGCTAAAGCCATTTCGGTGTCTCTACTTTCTGTTGTTCGTACGTACTTCTTTCAATCTGTTCTGATGACTGCATGTTGGCCACGAGCCGATCGAACATCCGACTCGCTTGCACAGCCTTGCGTTGCATGTTGGCCTTGATGCCGACTTCTCCCTCGGTTGCTACGATGTCCACGGTGACGGGGCGCTGTTGACCGAATCGCCAGCAGCGTCGAACGGATTGGTAGTACTGCTCGTACGAATGGCTGACGAACGTCACAACATGATTGCAATGTTGCCAATTCAATCCCCAGGCTCCGATTTTCGGTTTGGTCACTAGTACTCGGGTTTCCCCGGTTCGGAACCGCTCGAAAATCTCCATCTTCTTTTCGTCGGGAGTACTTCCGGCGATTTCTTCCGCATCGGGTATCAGTTTTTTTAGCAGCTTCCCCTCGTCGTTTAGATGGCACCAAACTACGGCGGGCCTGTCGTGGTCAACTAAGCCAGCTACGGTCTCGCAGCGTTCTTCAATCGTCAGCCTGCGCTCTTCGCGCTCTTCTCTTAGATCTCGCGCTGGTAAGGGGAACAGCATCCCCGGCCTAAGTTTTTTGGTGTGGACCATATGCTCGACCTCCTGCAAGGGCGGCAAGTCAAAACCAGCGTCATCGAATCCAATATCGGACGGCTTGCGGCAAGCCCGCGCCCACGAACACACCCAACGCCAGAACGGCTCTTCTGAGTGTCCTTTGAATCGCCATTTTGGGGCGCTTAGTTTCTTCCAATCCGCACCACCGCCGCCTTGAGCATTTGTGTTCTGATCATTCTTAAAGAATCGCCCGAGCATATCCACGTAGCCCAATCGGCCTAGGGCTTCCGAGCTTGTGCCCAATTCGGTGTAGTCATTCGGCGCCGCTGTCGCGGTGGACATATGACGGTATCGCATGTTACGCAGAAACTCCGTAATGTCTTTGCGTCGCCTACCCGAGAAGTTTTTCAGACAGCTAGACTCGTCGCATACGCCGCCAACAAAATCAGCCGAGTCAAGATGATGTATCCGCTCGTAGTTGGTGACGACGATCTTGCTCCGGCTTGTGCGGTTCTCGGCTAGGTCGCACTCGATACCAAACTTCGCGCCCTCTTCGACAATCTGACGCGAGACGGCAAGCGGTGCGAGAATCACTACCGGGCGGTTCGTGTGCTCGACAACGTTCTGAGCCCACGCCAGTTCGACAATCGTTTTGCCGAGCCCGCAATCGGCAAAGATCGCGCCGCGCCCAATCTGGCAAGCCCACTCCAGTAGTGCGACTTGAAACGGAAACATCATCTCCGGCACAAACTTACAGGGGATCGCGTCCTGTCCCTTGTATTGGGTTTTCTGGTCTAGAAACCTTTGGTACTGATCTTGCTCCACGATAGCCGCCTCCGCTTCCCAATCCGCCTGCGTCATCGCGCTAGCCCATAGCGGGGGTTTCGCTCCCCATTCTGGTCGGCGGGCTAGGCTGACGCCCTCTGCTCGTAGTTCAGTCGGCGTCATGTCGTTTTTGTGTCTCCTCTTTGCGGTTGGAATATAGCCCCGGCGTTGCGCTGGGCATGGCGATAATGCGAGCTGCTTCCGCGCAGCTCATTGTCGCTAGGTCACTATCCGCGATCTCTACAGGGTTCGCCTGCTCGTGCCACTCTTGGCGGTTGACGCTCCAGTACGTCACTGTACCGTCAAAATTAAACTTGCTTGTCATGTCGTTGTCTCCATTTCAACGTCTGGCCGAAGAGCGCATTCAGCTGCCACTGTTCATTCATCGGGCGGACCATTCAGCGGCTGACCAATGCGCGATCAGCGATTTTTCCCCGTCGACTACCCACACGTTGAAGCCATGTAACCGCTTCGAGCGAATCCACTCCTCCTGGTGTAAATCCGGCACCCGGCCCGGGCGTTTGCACTCGATGTAAAGAGCACCGTGATCGGGGTGGAGGAACAGACAGTCAGCCATTCCCTTCTCTCCCATTTTGATCCACCCCCCATAACGAGTCCTGAAAGTGCCTACATGCTGCCTGGCCGGGTGCCAGCCTCGTGCGACCATGAACTCGGTGACGCACTTAACCACCTGGCTCTCTGTCAAGCTAGATCTTTCTCTACCCAGAGGTCGCACGTGGAGTGAGAGTACAGCCAAGCGACCCCGTCGTGAACTTTAAGATGCAGGGTTGCGTCCATATAATCGTCGACGGCGTGCTGCGGCACGGCCTCGGAGCATATCCCCACGGCGCCCGAGTCGGGAGATTGATGAGCCAGTGGGGCCTCGGAAAAGCATCCACAGTATCGACATATATTCATGATTTCTGTTTTCTCCATTTTTCAACCTGCTGGCGCATAAGTACAGCCACGTCTAGCCAGTGGCCGGGCTGCACCTCCAAAAAGCTCTTAGCATCGTATTTGGCTAGAAGCCCGTTAGTATAGTCTATAACCTCATCACGTGACGCGCAATCCAAGGCGGCCACAAAAGCGAGGCGCATACGCACACTGAAATCAGCCGCATCCCGGAACTGAGGCTCGCCTGGGTCGAGAATGGACCCATCACCACGTCCCTCCATTTCCGATTGAGCGTATAGCCGACCGTGGAGACCGGCCAACTTAAGGATTAACCGGTCCTTACCTCGCTTCTCGACCATCGCCCAAGGGTAGTCCATCTTGTTGTTCTTTGGGTTGACCTCGGCGAACGTCCAAATCCGAGATGACGAATCAGGCAGGCTGCCGGCTACAAGGAGGACTATAGTGCACTGCGAACCCGGAAGGTTATCGTTGTGAATGACCTCAGGCGGGTGAAACTCTATGCTCAGGCGCGAACCGATGTGCTCGCAGGCCCAGTGATACAGCGTTGGGCTTCCATGGCAATCCCAGACAGCCGACCCGTCTAGCTCGTATTTCTCCAGCAGCGGAAGGTACGTTTCTCTTTTCACTTTAGCCATCAAAACCTCCGTCCCTGGGCCCTCTTAAGGCTCTTGATGGCCTCCCCTACCCAGAAATCGAGCTTTCCGGCATGTATGGATAGCTGAATAGGGCTCAGCTCTTTTTCGGATACATCGACGACGCCCAGCTCGGCCACCGCCTTGTCTACGTGGCGCCGATCAGCTCGCCCGGTAATGATCATTTCTAGGACGACCCTATACATGTGCGCATCGCACGAGTTGGTAAGCTGGGCTACAGCTCGCGCCGCCTCGTCTTCGACGCCGCACCGCGGGCAGCTGTGGAAATTACAGTGCTCACAGAAAAAACAGCCCGACTCAGGTTTTTCGAAACAGCTATAGCAAATGGCCTGGCTGCAATGCTCGCATCTGTAAAATCGCGGAGTTCTAACATCACAGATCACACATGCGCCCACGGGCTCATCCGGCGTCGATGGGGCCGGGGCTAAATCAAAGCCATTTCCGCTCAACACGGCCCCCTCCTGGTTGCGGTTGGTCCGGCGCCGGTATAGCCCGGTCTCTCTTTGATTGTGGGTGCGCGCGAGGCGGCCCTCATCCGCTCCATAGCCGCCTCTACTACGGACCCGGGAACGGCCCATTGGCCGCTAGCGTACGCGCGGACCAGTTCCGAATCCCATTCGTCCTCGTTTCTATACTGCGGCGTCGCGCCGGGTTTGACTATAACTATTCCGCTTGGCATCTTAAAATCCTCCGTAATACGATTGGATCAGCGCTAGTGATGATAAGAACAGGACGAAAACGACAGCAAAGGCCGCCGTGCAAAAGTCTACAGATCTATGCATGGATGGCTCCTTTACCCCGCGACTATCTGATTCCGTTTGTATGTACTCTTGTACTAGGTTGCTCAGATCTGGCGGTAGTCCATTGTGTAGTGCTACTGTCAGCAGCCGTAGCCCAGGCATCGGTGGTGGTTCGTGGCGCGCTCGACCAGTCTGGCAAGCGTCTATCCGTGCGTTGGTTTGGCTGCGCTTCACGTCGCGTCGTGCCTTCCGTAGCTTGACCAGTGACTCAAGGCCGCTATACAGTTCTAGCTCTTCGGGGTTGTGGGTCATCATCGCCCGCGAAACTGTGGGGTGCTTAACAATCTCTTCTATTAGGTTCACGTTAGGTACTCCTGTTGCCGTTTGTGGTGTTGCTGATAGTTGACGCGACTAACGCGGCCTTGGCCTTTCTCCCACGCGGATCTCGCTTGGCGAACCGCAATGAACCCGCGTAGACGAACCACAGATTCTGGGCGCCATCCTTGTATCCCTGAATCTTCTTACTCTTGATCCAATTCCTGACGGTAGAACCCGAAACAGAGAGGCGTTCACTCGCTTCATTTATAGTCATGACCCCATCCTAGCAGCGCAGATGTTCAAAGTCCAGCCTTTTTTGAGTTATTTGAACCCGAATCGCCGGCGGTGGGTCAAACCCCTTTTGCCCCACTATTTCCAGCGGCCGCTTTTTATCGCCCCGAATCGCCGGTTTCACAGCCAGCCTCCCT